ATTGCAACTCCGCATTCGGCCCGCTCTCTAAATTCTGAGCGGGGTTATTGAGGGGTTCGATGATGCCGAATAGTTTGAGGTGGAATCAGTTTCCGATCATGAATACTTGGAATAATCGAGAAGCTGAAACTTCGCGCCTACGTTGTAGAGAGACGACGAGAAACGGTGCTGAACCGAAGGCGACAAGCCAGATGGGGCGGGATGAGTGCCCTTTACGACACCCGCAATCTTGAGAACCATTTGCGAACCCGTAGCCGCGGTAGGATCATAGATAAGCTCGATCAAATCACCCAGGGTATACGGGTAATCTCCCCAATCCGGCATTCCTGGTTCACTCCAATAGATTTTTCCGCCGCCTAGAACGGTACGCACGAAGAAATCGTTATAGCCGGCTGGAACCGGGAAATCGGGGTTTTGAGCGCCGAGAACTACATCCGTCCCGACAAGGATCTTGGCAGCCATATGGAAGCCGCCCGTGAGGTTGCTGGTCAGATTAGCCGTCGTGTTCCAGTCCGCGGCCCCACTGGTTTTTTCGTAAGTGTCTGCCCCCGTCAGCGTGCCCCTCGTAGGCGTTCCGTTGTTGAGATAGAACGTGGCGTCCGTGCTAGCGGTAAGGACGCTGGTCGCCAGCCATCCCAACAGGCGATCCTTGATATAAAGCTTCTTGTTGCCCTCATCATAGGCGATCGTGCTGGGCGGCGGTGCTTGACCCGACAGATTGATGAAATCGGTATCGGTGACACGACCTCTCTTTGAGAAAACGGTAACCGCCCCGACTTCGTCGATGGTTTCCTGAAGGCTTCCGAGGTTAGTGAAGGTCCGTGTCTTGAACGCCTGCGCGTTTCGCAGCACCAAGCTGCGTACGTCGGCCGCCACCAAACCATCCGGCTTGCCAGTGAACGGTGATACGTTTGCACCATCTGTGATGTAGGCGCCATCAATCCGAACCGACCCGCAGCGCCCGAGATACAAACCCGTGTGATGGGTGTTGGCCCAGCCTATAGAAAGCTGCTCGATGATAAGATCATCGACGCCTTGCAGGAACAGCGCATTACCGCCTTCGAGCAAGGTATTGTTGACGCGTATGCCGCTAAGCTTGGCTTGCGGGATGGTGCGGCCGAACGACGGTGTGAGACACAGACCGCGAAAATGGCCCTCGTCCATATTGCAGTCGGTGATGCGGACGACTGAACCGTTACCAACGCTAGCACCTATCCTCGCGGTATCGCGGATAATCAGCCATGCGTAGCAAAAACCCAGGCCGGTCTTGCTCAGTAGAGTCCCCTGAAAACGTCCGTAGTCGAGAAAGCGGTCTCGCTCCACGTCAACGAAACCGAAGGTGTCTAGGTCTACAATGCAAGTTCCCAGGCCGGACGAGGCGATGCAGCCGCCGAACTCGTTGTCGAAATGGCGTGCGCTTATGCCTCGACCATAAACGACGCCGGCATTGTCCACTCCCGCGACGCTCACCCCCAGAAAAGAGCATTGCTGCATGATGTATTCGACGCCAGCAAAGTTCAGCAGCCGGCGACAATCGCTAGCCGCCATAGGGCACCCGGCGAAGTTGACGTTTTGCAATACTAGCCGCGGGCAGTTCTGGATTGAGATCATATCTAATGCCGAGGTTCCGGCGACGAGTATGCCGGTTCCGAAGCCGAGGCCCTGCATGGTCAGGGAAATGCCATCGGTAGTGGTGAAATCCTGCGTGACGGGTGTTTCCAGATAGAATAAACCGTCGATCAATAGCACGCCTCCCCGCGCCGCAACGATATTAGCGAGCGCGCTCTCAAGGCCCGGTCCACAATCAGTTCCGATCAGCGCGCCTCCGCTGGTCGACGCCGTCGCCGCAGCGGTCGCAAGAGTCACGCGGGTGGGGGACTGATAGCTGGTAATAGTCGTGAACAGATCGGCGCCATCCGGCCCGACTCCAGCAACCTTGACGCGCTTGTCGACATCAACCTCGGAGAAGGTCGCGACCGGCGCATCGATGACGGAAGAGCCTGCCGTCGCAGTTACGAATGGAATCAGCTTCGCATCCGCTGCTGTAAAGCTTGAAAGCTTAATAATCGTGGAAGGCAGCGTCGCCTCGGCTACGGCAAGACCAGAGGCAACGCCTGCGGCTCGAAATTCCGTTTTCTGCCCGGCTGATTGGGTAATAATGCTCATGCGGGATACTCCAAATAGACGCCGGTCGAATAGGTCAGAGGTGTGCCATCGCTGTAAATTAGGGAGACAGATGAGCCCGGGGCCTCGACGACCATTGGAAACGGCAGTGAAAAGATCAAATGCGCGAGCCGATCGAGCATCGTCAGCGCCTCCCCCTTGCTTAACTTCGTCCTGTCAATAGTCAACTCGACCGCATCGCCCCCCGCGATCTGCGTCCCGGCCAAGGGCACGACGGTATGCAGCCGCTGCCCCCGTCTCAGTTTGAGCTTAACCGTCCCCACGATCAGTCAATCGATGGCGGGCGCTTGCCCTTTAGCGCCTGCACGATCGGCTTTGCTACTGTGGCAATCGCTGGCGCGGCCGCGACAATCTTGCCTGCAATCTTGGACGGTAGCGTTGCGGTTCAACGCGTTCAGCGCCCGCTGCAGGAACGTGGCAGCGACGCTGACACCCATGTTGATGCCGGTATCGAACAGCTCGGCCGCAACCGCGGGCGCGATCGGTGCGATTAGGTAGAAACCCGGCCGCGTCCATAGATCCAGCGGTAGATCGCGGCAGCCGTCGCCCGCGGCAGGCTGGCCATTGGGCCGGTATAGCCATTATCCGCGCTACATCGAGCGCCGCCTGGTCGAGCAGGACGTCGCCGATCGCTCGCTGCGGATGCTGGAGCATTCACGACATGACGTGGCACATGACTTGGTCCAACGACGCGATCGCGACACCACCAACGCCAGCGTCGATCCGCTCCCGCTCGACCATAAGAGCCGCAGCAGTAGCCAACCCGGCACCAGCGCCCGCCGCAAGAAACTCCGCCTTCTGATTGTCCGTCTGGGTGAGAATGCTCATGCGGAATACTCCAAATAGACGCCGTCAGAATAGGTCAGGGTGGTGCCATCGCCGTAGGTGAGTCGAGTGGCTGGCGAGACCGGACCAAGTTCAGCAAATGTCGTCAGACGAACGAAGATGATCGGTCGCAGCGCCGCGATCGGGCGGAGCGCCGCCACGGAGGCGACCGCCTGGGTGAAGGTGAAATGGGAACGGACAGGCTTGGTCCGCGCAACCTCAGCGATAACTTGCTCGACGTAGGCGGCCGACGTAAGCGCGCCGCTGCGGCCATCCAGATCGAGGACGAGCGAGAAGGTATGTGGATCCGCGGGCGGCTGTGCCTCCCACCATTCACGGATAGCAACCTCGCCGCCGAACGACCGAACAACGTCGCGCACCGACTGTGCCGTGCCCTTGCGTCGTTGAATCGCGATCGCGCCGCGTACGCGGGCGCGCTTCACTTCGTCGGACCAGTCAGTAGACCAGGTGTCGATGGACAACGCCCAAGCGAGATAGGGCAGCAGATCCCTGGGACAGGTATCCGGATCGTATAGCGTGCGAAGTGGGACGGGGAGGTCGGCAAGCCGCGCCATCGAACTCTCAAGCGCGCGCTCGATCGCTGTGACGTTCGGAGGAAGCAGTGTCATTCGCCGACGCCGGCAGGACGGATCGTAATACCCGAACACCAGCCTGCCTGTGTGCGGTCGAGCACGATGTCCGCGGCTGGCTGGATAAGGCTGACGTTCTGGACGCCCTCGGGACTGGCGAGAGCGGCGAAGATGCGAGCGCGGGTTACGTCGATACCGAGACGACGTGTGCGCTTCAGCAGGCCGTCGAGGTTGGCGCGTGCCGTTGCCAGTACGATCGCCGCGTCAGGGCCTGCGAACGTCATAATCTCGGCTTCGACCGCGAAGGGCACGATCATCGCCGACTGAACCGTGACCTGGTCGGTCATGGGACGGCGGGCGTCGGCGGATAGGTATTCCGCAACCGACGATACCAGCCCAGCGCCGGCTGCACCGTTCGCACCGCGCGCAAGCACCGTCACCAGCACATTGCCGGGCAACGGGCTGGTTGCGCTGGCGTCGATTACCTCAGGCGAGGATGACAGGGCGTGGAAGATGTACGCGCCTTCAGGTCCGGCGACCGAGTACCCTTCAGGCGCGAGCGTCATGCGTCGGCGAAGGTCGGCATCGGTTTCGTAGACTGCGGCGATCCCGCTCAGTTCGTCAACCGGCGTGATCAGCAGTCGTGCGACGCCGAACAGGGCAGCCAAGTGGTCGAGGTCCGTCCCGATCGCGAATGCCGGCATTACCGCGCGTGCGGCATCGTTCACCCGCTGGCGCAGCAGCATTTCGCGATAAGCGGCGACCTGTAGCAGCTTCACCGCCGGGTCGGACTCGACCAGCGCGTCGAACGTCGGAATCAGCGCGCGGAGCTGCGCCAGCATCGATCCGTAGATCGTGTCGTAATCCAGCTCTTCGATCACTGCCGGCGCGGGCAGGCGCGAAAGATCAACGGCGGTGTAGGTATCGGCCATCAGGCCATGTCGTCGGTCAGGTCAGGGCAATGCCATCATGTTCGGGTGTGGGATCGGGTTTCACACCTTGCCGACATGATCAAATAGGATGTCGAGCATCGCCTGCCGCTCGGCTTCGGTATCACCAAGCAGGACACGACGGGCGTATCGGATTGGCTTGCGACCTTTGGCGGGGACATCCTCCAGCCCCTCCTGATGTACACGTGCGATCTGAGCCGCGCGGCCGCTGAAGCCTACCCATGCCGCCGTATCGGTCGATCCGGCGCCTAGGTTGGAAGCGTTTCGCAGTTTGCGGAACATCGCCTTGCGCTTGATCGTGCCCTTTCGTCGAAGCCGGCCGGTCGGCTGCGCCTTGCGCGCGGCATAGGGCTGGCCGTCCGGGTCCTGCTGGCGAGCGATACGTGCCGACTGGCTGCGCTGAAGCGTACGCGCCATCAGGCGCAGTATCGTACGTCGCTCGCCTGCATCGGCGCGGCGTAACAGCGCGCCGGCGAGCTGCTCGATCTGGGCGAAGTCGTCGGTCACGCAGGCGGCACGAACGCGGGGGCGCTCGTTTGTGCGATCAGGTCTTCACGGAGAAACAGTTGCCATAGGCTGACGCCGCATACGCCCTCAAACCAGTCAGGGTCGTTCCGGTCATCGACCCGCGTGGTATCAAAGCCGCCTTCGGGTTTCGGGACGACGCGGACCGCTTCGGTCAGCTGGATATCGATCGAGACGTCCGCGGTGTCGGCGTCGAGCAATTCCGACTCGAAGGTGAAGGGCTCCGGGTCGGTCCCCTCGAGCAGATCGGGCTGCTGCTCGGTAATCCACGCGAGCAACGGCACCATGAGCGCGTCGACCGAGCCCGCGTAGTTCTGCAGCAGCACATTGAGCGTGTAGCGATATTCGAGGTTGAGCGTCGTCCCCGCGCGTGCGGCGATCCGACCCTTGTCGACGAACATCGACAGGCAATCCGGATCGGCCGCGACGGCGGGCACCGCCTGGATGAGCAGCCGGCGCAGGCCCTCGGGCTTTTTCACTTCGCCGAGCCGCAGGTGCCGGGCGTGATCCAGTCGATCAGCCGGTCGAGCTGGTTGCGGTTCGCACCGAATCCGCGCGCCATGCGGATGATGCCGGCGCGGGCGCGGGTCGGAATCTGTGCGACCAGCTCCTTGTCTTCCGGCAGTCCCTCGGGACGATCGGCGCACCGCATCAATTCGGCAGGCGGCGTGGCCTTGACCACGATCGCGACGGGGGTCGGCACAGCGACAGGCGGCGCCTCAGCGGTTCGGTGCGCGCAAGCCTGCAACGCCGTTGACAGCAGCAAACCACTCGCGATCGACAAGGTTCGTCCGTTCAACATTGGCATCGGCCATCTCCATGCGTTGTGCGGCCGAGCGTGCTGCTTCCGCAGCGAGGCGCGCGGCCTGGGTGTCGGTGTTCTGGCGGGCGTCATGATCGGCGAGCGCCTTTGCGAGCGTCTGGGCGGTGAGCTGGTCGCTATCGCCCTTGAACTTGACGAGCCCGGCGACCGTCTGCGCGCAACGTACGCCGCGCGCCGTCTTGCCGGCCGCGGCGAATTCAGTCCCCGAGCCTGCGCAGATCAGCTCGACGCGGTGCTGCAGATCGTCGCGATCGGCACCGACCTGGCGGTACTGGACGTACAGCCACGCGCCGACCGCCGCGACGGCGAGCAGGACGAGGAAAAACGCCTCGGCTTTCACCTTGGCAAAGAGGGTGCGGATCATCGGGGCAGCTCCTTCAAGCAGAGGTCGCGCTCGGCGCGTCGTCGGCGATCGAGGCCGCGCACGACCTGACCACCCGCCTTGTTCCACATCAGGAAGGCATCGCAGGCGCCGCGCCAGTCGCCGGTCTTGAAGCGTCGCGCGACGGTCGATCCGCAATAGCCGCCAGTCCCGATATTGTAGGCGAGGCTGATTGCGGCGGAGAGCTGGTTCGGATGCGTGCGAAGGACAGGCGTACAGGCCAAAACCGGTTCGGCGTGACGGATGAGGGCAGCCTCTTCGCGCAGCTCGCAACCGGCGACCGTTTCGACCATGCCGGGCTTCACACCAAGCGTCTCACCGCCGCAGATCGTCCAGACCTTGACGATGTCCTGGTAGGCGACGAGCCGCGGCGTGCCGCCTGATTCCCATCCGGATACGAAGGGCGTGACGATCAGCGCTGCGGTCGCGCCGATCGTGCCGATCAAGGTCTTGCGCTTCATGGGCGCGCGCGATCCTTTGTCAGGCTGGGGCATTACTTGGGATCCTTTCGCGGGATGAGCGCGAGCAGGCGCTCGCTGAGCTTGCCGGGGAGTTCGGCGAGGACGGCACTGCAGCCGGCGATGAACCCGGGCGCGCCTTTGAAGGCGACCATGGCGACGAGGAAGCCGATCGCCTGCGATACGAACGGGTGCATTCCGAACATCGCGCCGGCCGCATTGGTGACGAAATAGCTGACGACGATGCCGACCCAGACCTGGGCTATCCGCTGTCCCCAGGTCAGGCCGCTCTCGACCAGTAGGCTGACGACGGCTCCGAGGCTGGCAGGGACTAGGCTGACGACGAACGCCAGCAGCCAGACCCCGAATTCGTGGAGTAGATCCTTCATACGGTCAGTCCCAAAGCTGGATGAGCGGGAGCGTGCGGGGCGCCGGTGCCATGCTGACAGGCATCGCGACGGTCGTTCCGAGAGGCAGCACCGCGCCGAGGTCCGCGATGCCGGGATTGAGCCTGAGGACGCGGCCGATGTCGGCAGCGCCGAGCGAACGCTCGCGCCAGATGAGTTCGTCGAGCGTATCGCCCTGCTTGGCGGTCAGAACGTCGGCCATCAGATCAGTTCCGCGCGCAGCCGGGGTCGACCGAGCATGTCGCGTACGGCGTGGATCCCGTCGCGGCGCAGTTCGATGATCGACGGCTCGACGGCATCGGCGTCGCGCTGTCCCTGCGCGGTCAGATCGGTATCGCGGTACGTCTCGACCAGCTCGGCCTTGGCGTATGCGCCGATCGCGCGGGTGTAGAGCAGAACGAGCCGGCTGGTGTCGCGAAGCTGCGTCGCAGGCACCGCGGCGAGGTCCGTGTAGCCGGCGAGCATGTGCGCGGCCTGCCAAGCGGCGAGCTGGTTGCCGACCGTGATCATTGCGCCGACGATCGCGCGCTTGAGGCGGTCATGCGTGACGACTTCGCGGATCCGATACTCGGCACGCAGCGCGATCGCGTCGATGTTCGGGAACCAGCCGTCGTTGACGATCGGGGCTTCCGTCGACGCGACTGGCGGGGGGACGATTGAGGGCGCGCAGCCAAACCCACTCATGCGAGCAGCACAAACACGTTCGACGCGACGAGCGCGCCAAGGAGCAGTGCCCATGCCCCCGCGGTGTGCGTCGATACCGTGACGGGACGATCGCCCCTGCGGGCAAGGCATAGGACGACGAAGCCGACGATCGCCAGCAGCACGGCAACGCCGAAGACGACGACGCCAGCGAATGAGATCGCGATGTGAATGGCGGTGTCGATCATCGGCAGATCCTTGAAATCTCGGGGGTGGGGATCAGGATCGGTCGATGGCCCTCAGCGCCGAAGCGCCCTCCCATCCCGCGTGATCCGCCCCCGAGCGCCGGGGGCGAGCTTAGGAGCCGGTGGAACCGGCGGTATCTGGTGTGGCGTCCGGCTTGGTCGGCTCGGCACGCTTGGTGATGGCTTTCTCGAGCCGCTTGATCTGGCCGGCGACGCCGACCCGGTCATGCAGGCGAACGGCCTCTCGCAGCGGTGCGAGCGCGCGGACCGCCGCGACGACGAACTCGGGTTTCATCGGATCGAGATTTTCGGCTGCGCGCGCGAGTTCGATGCCGATCGCCTTCTGCAGCTTGGCGCGGACCTGATCATGCATGTCCGCGTCGGCCGTCAGTTCCTCTACATGCTCGAGGACGTCGAGCGGGAACGACTGCTTTGCGGTCTGCGCGCGAATCGCGGCGTCGGCGATCTCCTCGACGATCAGCGCCGGGGCGGACCGTTCGTAGCGCGAGGGCAGCGGCACGTCATAGGCAACGACGTGATTGGCAAGTTCGAGCGCGCGCGCATAGTCGCCGGTATCGATCAGCCAGACCATGATGGTCGGCAGCACGTCCTCGGCAACACCGGCGCCCGCATTACGCCCGCCTTCGAGCAGACCGGCGACCCAATCGGCATAGGCGGGTAACAGTTCGCGCTTAGTCTCGATCTTGCGCTGAATCGACTGGATCTCTTTCAGCCGGCGCAGGTCGTGCTGCAGCCGCATCGCGATCGACGCGGCTGCACGTTCGGCGGGGGTGCCGGCGTCGGAGGCAGACGCGTTAGGGGATAACCCGCTCTCCATGACGGGAGCAGATGCCATCTGGGATGCAAGGATACGATCCCGGTGTTTACGAGCGAGGCTCATGGCATGTCCTGTGGAGAGCGGGCTAACTGGTGGGGCGGAAGCCGCGGCGGTTAGGCCGCAGGCTTCTTGCCCATGACGATGTTCTCGACGAGCGCGACCTTGCCCATGTCCTCGATCACGAAAGCCTGATTGACGCTCTCGTAATTCTCGACCTGGTCGCGCTTGGCATTGTCCTCGATCTTGCGCCGCTCGGTGCCGATCTGCTCGTAGACCGACAGGTTCGCGAGCGTGGTGATCAGCAGCGCGTTCTTCGGGAACTTGGGCACGCGGACGGCCTGCAGGCCGCCCAGCTTCTTGTCGGAGAGCAGGACGTCGCGCGCCAACGTCTCGGTCGCCTTGTCGCCGGCCGCGTTGACGATCGAGAAATACTTGTCGTGGACGAGGTCGCGACCGACGATCACGACCAGGTCGGTGTCGTCGCGGTAATTCTCGTCGAGCAGCTCGATCGCGTCGTAAATCAGCGCGTCGACGTTGACGTAATCGACCTCGGTGCCGACCGTACCGGCGCCGACGTAGATCGCGCCCGCGACGGTCACCACGTTGTTGACGCGGGTGGCGGGCTTCAGGTCGCCTTCGGCCAGCACGCGCGCGGGCGCGTCGAGGCGGATGTGCTGCAGCCAGCCGATGTTGACGTCCTGCAGCAGCGGATACGTGTTCGGGTCGGTCTCGACCGCGACGTGCGTGCCGTTGAAGCCGATCGTGATGATGTCGAGCGCCTTGGCCTTGACGATCGCGTCACGGATCAGCGGCTGGAAGTTCGGCTGGTGCGCCCAGGCGTCGAGCGTCTCGTAGCGGATCAGGGTGTCGAAGTCGGTCTTCTCGCAGCGGTAGCGCGTTTCGTCCAGGTCGCCGGGATAGCGCGGCTGGCGGTCGTGGATCCGGGTATCGGTGCGGCTGGCGATCGTGCCTTTGACGCCGACACCGACCTTGTCGCCTTCCTGCGCGACGACGGGAATGATGTTGATGCTGGTCAGGAAGGCGCTCGATGCCTGAATCTTGCCGCGGAGCGTCTGCGCGACGGCGGGCGCGACGGTGAACGACTTGCCGGTATCGGCAACGCCGTTCAGCTTGCCGATCTGCATGGTGTAGGCGTCGTACTTCAGGCGGGTATCGTTCAGCATGGGGGCGGCTCCTGGGCGAATATCGGTCGGGTCGAAGGGGGTACGGCGTCAGCAGTCGGTGACGGGCTCGCCGGTGCCGCCATTGGCATGCGTGCGGTCGAACTGCTGCTCGGGCGTCTTTTCGAGCTTGGCCTGCAGAGTCGCGAACTTGCCCTGCAGCTCGGTATGGGCGTCGGTGATCGGCTTGATTGCAGCCGCAATCGACTTGCCGACGACGTCACCCATCTGCGTGGTGAAGGCTGCGGCATCGAAGTTGTCGTTCGCGGGCGCCGGGGGCGTCACGACCTCGACCTTTTCGGGCTTGCCGCCCTTCAGCGTCGCGGCGAGCGCCGAGAAGAAACCGGCGACGGCGCCTTCGACCTT